AGTTAATACGCAAAGCACCAGACAACTCACGAACCTTTTCCAACTGAGAAGCTGAATGTTTTATGTTCTCCAACTGGAGGGTAGAAGGTTGGTTGCTAATACCCAAACGGACAGCCGTTTCAGAGTAGGTTGCTTCGTCTAGGGTGAAGTGTTCGCTTAAATTCATTTTTTACCTTTCATGGCGTCTGTTTTGTCTTTACTACCTTGGCTAGAACCAAAGAAGTAGCTAAGTACTTGTCCTGCGGCGCTAGTAATAAAACCCAACGCGTAGATGATAATGTTTTCTTGACTATCTGGAATATTGATAAACAGTAAGACACCAATCAATAAAAAACAAAGACCAACAGTGCCCAAAGCAAGGATAGGTACAACGAGTTTTTCAAGCCAATGTGCGTCAGGACTGGTTGCAATAGCCAAATGAGCTTTACGAGCGGAGTCACGATCTTGTACTTCAAGTTCAAATTGTTTTAAATCCAGCTCAGCAAGTTTTAAAGCATCTTCAGGATTGTTTGTTAGATGTTGTGTAACTGCTTCCACAGTGTCTTCCACCCCTAATTTTTCTGCCATAGCTTTAACAGCCATACCACCTAAGGGACCCGCAACTACTGTAGCAAGAGCTGGGGCAGCTCCTTTAAGTAGGTTTAAAAGTTCATTCATTATTTCGCCCTGTAACACATATCAACCGCATCCTTTACAATGATGTAGAGGTACAGCTCAAATGGAAGTATAATAAAAAATAGCAGAGTTAGCAATATAAGGAAGCTTACAAATGCGGTCTCGCTAGAAGAATTGCTAGTATTAGTCCCCATGTTTCCATCACTATTATTGCCATTACGACTACCCATGCTACTCGTTGTCTTAGTTTGTTTATTAGACGGTCTTGACGTTGCCATGCCTCTTTCCGTTTTCTAAGATTAGCTAAATGAGTAGCTTCTTGTTTTTCTTGAACTAGCCCGTACATATCAACCACGTCTGTATACAGAGCACCAAGCTCTGGAGGGCTTTGATAAATCATTACCTCTCTAATTTCTTTTTGTAGCTTTTCCATTTCTTTTAAAGCTACAACATGGTCTAAAGACATATCAAGAAGCTCATCAGGATGAATCTCTTGTGTATCAATACGTTCTTGTTGTTCTTTGATCTTCTTGTCTAGGGCAATCATACCCTTAAAGAAAATCTTTAAATTCTTAATTAAGTTTTGCTTAATTGATTGTTCGTCTTTGTCTTCTTTAGAAGAGGCCCCCTGCGGTGCGCCACGGTCATCCGATTTCTTTATATCAGGGAGCGTAGGCGGAGGGGGACTTTCTTTTGGAAACAGTTTAGATTTAAGAAATGACCAGATGCCTGTAGACACTTGGTTAACTTCTTTAGCTATACCCTTAACTTCGTCAAAGGTTTTCTTAGCTTTAAGGACCGTTCCTTTATACTCTTTGTACAATTCACACCCTTGCTGAATTGCAGCAACAGCAGCATTCATTCCGGCAAGAATTGTTAAAGGCATGTTAACGTCCGTGGGTCATAAAGGTAAACACCATCCCACCCATGCCTGTAAGCAACACACCACAAGCAGTGATGAGGATGCTTTCAAGACGTTTAAGACGGGCATTGATAATTTCATAGCGGAGTGCACAAATCTCTTCGTGAGAGGAGATACGAGCTTCTGTAGCATCTACTGTGGTCATCATGCATCCGCCGCTTCAGGCGTGTTACCTTTTTCCAGCCATTTCAAATAGGCTTGGTAGTCTGTGTTGGCGGGGTCGAAGGGGATGAAAAGCTGAACGTCAGCCTTGCAAACCGCAAAAGCTGTGTTTGTTTTTGGGTTATTAATTAGTTTGTACATTTACAACTCCGCAGAAAGAATAATAGTTCCACCGCCATACGCATTAAAGTTATAAAGCGAGTTTGTTGTAGTGGTAGCTGTAACCAACATTATTAGCTGGTTGCCTGTGCTAAGAGTTTGCGGAGCAAAAGCCGTGGCAGAAATATTTGTTCCTGTAGATGTTGTCACTCTGGCAGTTACGCTACCACTAGTAGAATACGATGGAGTAGACCGCATTGGAACAGGTATAGGCATTGTGATTGCCACTGAATTGGTTGTATTGTAAGCACCATAACCAAAACTAAGAGCATCTCCAACACTTGTTGCAATTGAATACGCATACCGCTGACACAAAGCCAACTCAGTACCATACGGGCGGTAGTCAAACGATGTGGCTGTGCTGCCTTTTTCTAGTTGAACTTCGTCAATCTCAAAGTAGTTGCTTGTGTTATCTAACAAGTTAACTTGTGAGCCGCCTGTTGGGTAGTAACTACCAGCACGACCAGTGTTTGCCCCTAATGTAAAGATAAGACGAAGGCGGTCAGCGTTGTCAGCTGTTATAGATGACGGTGCAGTAAAGGTGAGTGTGTATGCAGTTTCAACACCAGAAGAACTTACTGTAATACTCTGAGGTGTACCAAATGCGGCTGCTGTACCATCATAAAGAACAACACCGTAGTTGCCTGTCTTGTTTGTCTTGACTTTAAATGAGACTGTTACTTGTTTGCCAGCCAAATCATAGCAATTTAGGCCTTCAATTCTTTGTTGCAAAGAAAGCACATCGGCAGAGTTTGCGTAAGCCGCCGCAGTAGTGCAGTTAACTCGCAATCCGCCGCCGCTTACTTGAACAACCTGTGCAACAGCAGTCCATCCTGTGTTTGCAGGGAACAAGCACCAACGATCAGCAACGTAGGTTGCGGTTGTACCCGTAGCTGCAATGCTGCTAATTGTTGTGCCACGTTGCCAAACCTGAAACGCACCATTGATGATTCGGTTCTTGAAGCCTGTGTACTGAGCTGTTGAACTCAACATTCCTTGGTCAACTTGTGTAAGTGCCATAAATAATCTTTCTTAATATTTGCCTTCAGCAAACACGTTGACGAACACCGTACCGTCCTCGAGTGCTTCAATTTCATGCCATTCGTTTGCAACTAAATTTACCGGCTGGCTGTCTTTAGTGCGTACGACTTCTTTACCTTCTTTGCGAATAACGATTGAACCGCCATGACACATTGTTAAATGGGGATAATCGTGCTCATGCTTAATTAGCCCTTCCCCTTTGTTAGCATGGTAGATTTGCAAGGTTGTGCTGTTCTGTTGAACAACAAACTTGGGGCCAATGTTGTTCATAAGGTTTGAGCACCGTTAACAACCACTGGCGTTGGAGTAGCTGGTGGGTTTGATACTTCTGTTAGTAGAAATGCGTATGCCGCTTTACGCACACCCGCTTCTATTTGTTCTTGTGCTTGGTCATATTGACCTTGCAAATTAAACCATGTTTCTGAGCCATTCTCGTCTACATCGACAAAAGCCAACAGTGTTCCACCTGCATAATGCTTGAAGAATTCAATCAGCCGATCACTCAGAATGTTTGTTGCTTCCTCTGGAGTATTTGCATAGGTATATTGCCCATCGGCAGGATTGATAATTCCGTACTTCAACATTGTTGTTCCTTATGAAATTGCGCCATAACGCGTTCCGTTTGTCACCCATGTAACGGTATAGCCATTAAGTGCTACGGCTTTACCGCCAGCACCACCAGCTCGACCGGGAACAGAGCCACCAGCCGCTCCCCAGCCTCCACCGCCGCCAGCAATCCATGACGCATCACCCGCACCGCCAGCGCCGCCCGCTGAACCGCCAGACGCCCCATATTGGGTGTTGTCTTGCAGAACACCACCGCCACCACCAGCACCGCCGCCTAGCCCCCACGGTTCTCCCGGAGTTCCACCTGAGCCGCCAGTGCCAGGCATAATGCGTCCGCCACCGCCACCTGAACCTGTTGGATAAGGGTAACAGTTTGCGGTAATATAAGCAATCTGTCCAGGGCCACCAGATGCCCCAATTCCTCCTCCGGAACCTCCTCCGTAGTATCCACCTCCAGCTCCACCGCCAGCACCGCCACCCCCTCCGGGGCCTACGTTACCAGATATACCGATGGACTGTGCTGTAGAGCCTCCGCCGCCACCACCGCCGATGTACGTGTTATTGGTGATCGTGCAGTTGACCCCTAGAGAAATAGCAGGTCCGCCCGCCGTTGGGGTGGTAGCCGTACCTGCACCGCCCATACCCATGATGTACCCGTTGTTAGTCAAAGTTACACCACCAGGGAATGAACCATTAATGGTCAGTCCGGCAGTTCCGGTGCTTGTGGAGTATACATATACACCACTGTTGATTGTAGCAATAACTTGCGACGATTGGTTCCACCCAGCGTTAACAGCGAGTGTTCGCAAGTTTGCGTTTACTTGATTTGACGAAATAGTGAAGGAGAACGTATTTGATTTACCGCGACCATCACTCATAGATATTGCGCCACTTGCCTTGCCAAACAGAGTACGCACCGCACTGTCGTTCAAACTGATTTGTGCAGTTGACGATAATCCAAGTTCGGTATTTACCTGTGAAAACGAAATAGCGTTTGGTGATACTGGTAATGTCATGTTTACACCGTGCCGTAAGCCGTGATGTTACCAACCACGGTCAAGTTACCTGAAGCGTCCAGCTTTGCTTTGTTTGTACCACTTACTGAGAAGTACAATACACCGCCAGATTCAGTAATATTCCATGTTGTCCAACCTAAGTTGGCGCGAGATGCTCCACTACCCAATTTAGCATTGGTAACTGCACCGTCTACAAGTTTAATAGTAGACACCGTGCCATCACTGGGAGTACCAATAGCAAGAGGTGTACCGTACACAACCTCAATATTAGCTGTGCCTGAAGGCGGAGCTGTTGAGAATGTTAAGGTAGTACCGGATAATGAATATGTAGACTTAGCTTGGTAAACACCGCTAATTGCTACATAGGTATTGTTTTTAGTACTAGGATCAGAAGAAAGAGTATAAACAGTTTGACTGCCTGTACCATTAAACACATCTACGTTAACGTTAGTAGCGCCCAAACCCGATTGGCTAGCGAACCAAGTACTGGTTTCTAAATCGGCAACTAAGATAACTTGTGAATATTGTGAACCAATCTGAACACTAGTTGCACCGTTAATTGTATCACTGCTTGAGCGATTGATGTTTACAGCGTTACCATCAGAGGTCCACTTAACAACAGCAATTTTAAAACCATCTCCAACAGAAGCAATGGTTGGCAGAGTAATAGTGATTGCTCCACTTGTAGTAGTGATACGAAGCAAATCACCCGCATCACCTGCTACAACCGTGTAGTCGGCACTCTTGTCTTGAACAGCAGAATACAAACCTGAAGCAGCCGCGGCAGCAGCCGCAATAGCAGAAGTGTTAGCAGCAGATGCACTACCTGCTGCATTAGTAGCTTCGGTTGCAGCTAAGCCCGCCTGAGTAGTTGCAATACCTGCTTGAGTAGCTGCTGTACCCGCACTGGTGCTTGCATTAGACTCACTAGTTGCTGCATTACTAGCACTAGTTGCAGCGGCTGTAGCATAGTTAGAAGCAGCCACTACCGAATCAGTCAACGCACCCTTGTTCACACGCATTTCAACGGTAGAACCTACAGCAAAAATATTAGCAGTGCTATCGTCTTGTGCGCGAATAATTGTTAAACTTGTACCACTACGAGCAGTACACTTAACAATTTCACGGATGGTCTTTGTGCTATCTTCGAGAGTAGCATAAAAATAATCGCCACCTGTGGGTGACGGAAACAATGTTTCTGTACCTGTAGCAACAACTAGAGTAGTATCAATACCACCCAATGCTACGGCTAATGTACTTTTAGCGTTGTTTGCGAGAAGAATAGCCATTAGTCAATTCCTACAAAATTAATAGTGGACCCGTTCCAGGTCAAATCAGTTTCATCATTTAGAGGACTCATAGGATCAGGGACATATGAATCTTGTGCTGGATAGGGTCGTGCAAAAGGAACAGCAATCTTTTCACGCTGAACCTTCAGAAGAGTTTGAGGATGGCGTGATTCCCAATCTTCTCGGCAAACCATCAAACCATCCCAACGCTTCTGTAAGTCTAATGCTTTAAATTTACGTCCGCAACTGTCGCACAACGCGTTCCAGTTTCCTGGGATAAGATGGTTTTGCATAGCTTATTTTAAGAAACGTAGTTTATAAATGGTTGAGCGGAACAGTTTTACAACCGTATCCACATCATTTTGAATGGAGGAATCATTTTTGTCAAACGCTTTGTAGCGATTGGATTCAATCCATTTCAGAGTTTCTTTGAAATACTTCAAAGGCTCTGTTGTGTCTTTAGCAGCAAGGGTTGGAATCTTGAGGAGTTCTTCATATTCTCCTTGCCACTGTTCAGCAATGCCGTCTGCCAGGTCTACAATCTCATCATAAAAACTGCCCAAAGCAGAATGCTGAGAAAAAGAATCAGTGGCTAGGTGCATTTGATGGGCAACTGTTCGACTAAGGAACAGTACACCAATAAACTTGCCTGCTAGTTCTGTCATATTACGCTGCGTAATAAACAATGTAGTTAGCACCTGTTCCGGTCAATTGGTTAAAAATACCATTTTCCATTAGAACGGGTTGCGTAAAAATTACGTGGTTTTGATAATCTGATGCCCGTACTTGGACTCGAACAGCGACCTTGCCTGCGGCAGATGTGTTATCATAAATATCAAGAGTAGCTGTGTTTGTGCCGTTGCCAAACAAAGAAACCGCGTTGATGCGGTTGCGACCTGTGTAGGTCAAAGACGATGCTGACAAAACGCCAGTATTTAGTGAAGAGGTAGTCATTTAATTTCCTTGTTAAAAAAAGGGGTCCGAAGACCCCCTCTTTATTAGCGAACGTACATTACTTTAACATACCAGGGACCGCCTACAGTAGAGGCAGTTCCAACTTCTGCCACAGAAGCAGTGATGCGGACATCACCGTTCAAAGGGCTTGGTTGAAGGTTTGGCAAAGCAGACATTTGAATGTGTGAAGTAGTTGTACCAGTAGTTTTCAAATCGGCAGTGCCGGATGAAATTGTACCACCGTTGTTTGCAATCACAACGCTCAATGTTGAAGATGTACCAGCATCACTGTTAGTAGATCCGTATTTTGAAACTTCAAGAACAGACGCGTCAGCGGGCAAAGCCACTTTCAACGTCGAAGCAGATTCAGTACGAGCAATCACAAACACTTTAGTCTGAATGTCCTTACCAGCCGGAAGGTTGGTTGTAGGACCCAGGGTAGCAAATGGTGTGATGTCAGAGGCGAGTAAACCCATATTAATTCCTTATTTAGGGGAGAGGCATTGCTGCCCCTCCTTAGGTTAATTAGGCGCCAGCAGAGCCGTACAAACCACGTGGATCGGTCCAGCCGAAGCTGTAACGAGCAGTGGCTTTGAACTTAGCGTTCTCAGTGTCCCAATCGTTGTCCATGTCGAACTGGTCAGCACGACGCTCGAAGTACTTCATACCGTGAGGCACGTTAGTACGGATGAACCAAGCATCTGCGTCTGTCAAGTAATGGTTAACAATTACTTCAGGAATCAGACCCATACCCTTGATTGCGTTGATGTCATTGTTATCTGTACCAACGCGACCGTCAGAACCCAAGATACGCTTGGCTTCGAAGATCTGTTGACGTGGGATAATCAATGTTTCAGGCTTGACTGCAACCAGCAAACCGGCGTCGTTGGTGAAACCAGCGATGTCGATACAAGCTTGTTCCAAAGAAGCTTCAGACAAGTCAGAAGCAGTAGCGATTTGGTTAGACCAAGTGCCACCTTTGATGTTAGCGTGGTTGTTAGCAATCAGAGCAGAGCCATCACCACCGGTGTACGAGCTGTTGAAAGCACGGTTGTACACGTTAGCGCCGATAACTTCCTTAGTTTGACGCATTGAGAATGCCAAACCTTGAGCTTTACGTTGACCCACCACATCGTATTGGTCGTCTTCCATCATCTCACGAGTGATGATGAAACCCAACGCAAACACAGCGTGTTGGTAACGTGTGGTGAACGCTTGGCGTTCGCTGTCATAAGAGATAGGCGCGCCTTCACCCTTTTGAACAGCCAAACCAAACGAAGTGACACCGACGTCTTCTTCGAAAGCTTTAGTTGAAGTGTTCTTGTCGAACAACTTGTCAAATTCGGTATCATACTCATTGTATGCTTTACCGTACCATGCATTGACACCAGGCCAAAGCGCTTTGGCAAACGAGCCACTGTTAATAATAGACATATTCTATTTATCCTTCTTCTAAAAATTAAACGCCAGCAGAACCAGTACCAGGAGACATTGTAGAGCTGTTGAGCTTCACGTAGTAACTGAAATAGGTATCGCCAGGAATGTTATCAGGACGGTTGGGGAAACCAACAATCTTGAGAGGAAGGGTAGCAGTAGTAGCCAAACCAGAGCTGTCAATCGACATACCAGAAGAACCAGAAGTGGTGCTACCAGCAGTAGTAGTAAACTGACCGTTCAGGCCCACGTTAGCCGTGATGGTAGCAGCAGCCACAGAAGTAGCAGAGTACTGCACTTCATAGACCAAGTCGCTATCATCAGCAACCAGCAAGTAACGATCGGTAGAAGCACGACGATAAATCGGAGTGTTCAGATCAGTCACAGGTGGGATGTTGGTGAGGTCGCCCACACCAGTAAACAAAATACCCACAACGACGCCGACTGGGATGTCGGTAGCGCCAGACACTCGGGTTACAGTTGGTGCGCCAGTAGCTGCGCGGGCATCGCCCAGCAACTTAACAGCGTCACCCACCATAATGACCGACGAGTCAGAAGCGGGAACAAAATAAACGTTAGCAGCACCAGAATATGGTGCGCCATTCACAGACTTAACGGGCTTAAAACCGTTAACG